CCGCGCCGCCCGCGCGCGTACGTACTTGCACCGTGACCATTCCGTGATCTACAGTTGGCCGCGTCTCCGCCGTGCCCGCATACCGGCCGGACGCATGCAGACCGAACGCCCCGCCGACCACCCCCCACGGCGGGGCGTTCGCATGCACCGTGCAACCATCACGCCCCCCTCACACGTCCCCCTTACCAATCGCTTACCACCCGTGGGGGGAACCACCGTGAAGCACCGCGCAACCGCCGCACTCGCCGCCGTCGCCGCGCTCGCAGCGCTCACCGCATGCAGCAGCAACGACGACAAGCCCGCGCCCGCCAAGTCGAGCACCTCGGCCACACCCGACGCCCTCAAGGCCGCCGGCATCCCGCCGAAGCCCACCGGTAAGACGCGCACCGCCCTGATCGCCGCACTCCGCAAGGTGAGCCCCGCCCTGGTCGCCGACGAGGCCGACGCCGTCGACAACGCCCGCAACCAGTGCTCGACCATCAACGGCGGAGGCAACGCCGACAGCAGCGCGCAGGCCCGATTCACCAGCGGCGCGCACACCGTGAGCGCCGCCGAAGCCAAGCAGATCAACGCTGCGTTGGCCGCGTACTGCGCGACCGCGTAACGCCCTCGACCACAACGCCCCGTCGCACACCGCGGCGGGGCGTTTCGCATTGCCAAGCCCCGTGCAGGAGGTGACACCCCATGGCGCGCCCCATCACTGATAGAGACCGCACCGCGGTGCGCCGCCTGCACGGCCAGGGCATGAGTCGCAACGACATCGCCCGCAAGTTGAAGCGCTCGCCGTCCACCGTGTCGAAAATCGCCGCCGCATTCGAGCCGCCGCTCACGTTCGACCGCGCCGCGGAAGTGGCCGTGGCCACCGAGGTACGGCGCGCCGACCTCGCCGAGCGCCGGACCCGCCTCGCCCTCGACCTCACCGGCGACGCCGAGAAACTCCGCGCCCAACTGTGGGAGCCGTGCACTTACGGCGAGTTCGCCGGCAAAGACGGCGAGTGGCACGAGACGCACCTCGACCGCCCCAGGTTCGGCGACCAACGGCAGATCATCGCCGCCACCGGAACCGCCATCCAGCAATCGCTACGCCTCGCACCCGCCGAGGGCAGCGAGGGAGCCGAGCAGGTCAAGAGCATGCTCGGCACGCTCGGCGAGGCATTGACCCGCGCAGCCGCCGACGAGGACGACGACGGGAGCGCCGACGGGGGGTGAGCCAGTGCTCGACCTCGACGCGCTACCCCTCTCGCGTAAGCAGCTCCGATCGATCGGCCGCGCAACCGCGCGCATCAACCTGTGGCACGGCTCCGTCCGATCGGGCAAGACGATTGCGAGCCTGCTCGCGTTCGTGATCGCCGTCGCGACCGCGGGCCCGTCCGGACTCATCCTGATCTGTGGCCGCAGCTTGCAGACCATCGAGCGGAACGTGTTCGAGCCCCTGCAAGACGAGGCCCTGTTCGGCCCCCTCGCCCGGCACATCCACCACACCCGCGGCGCGACCACCGCGACAATCCTCGGCCGCACCGTCCATCTGATCGGCGCCGCCGACACCCGCGCCGAAGGCCGGTTGCGAGGACTCACCGCACAACTCGCGTACGTCGACGAGGCCACCCTCGTACCCGAAGGGTTCTGGACGCAGCTACTCGCGCGTCTCAGCGTCCCGGGTGCGCGCCTGTACGCGACGACGAACCCCGACTCCCCGCGGCACTGGCTCAAGACCGGATACCTCGACCGCGCCGGCGAGCTGAACCTCAGGGCGTGGCACTTCCGCCTCGCCGACAACCCGTCACTCTCGCCCGAGTACGTCGCCAACCTCTCGGCCGAATACGTCGGTCTGTGGCGCCGCCGCATGATCGATGGGGCGTGGGTTGTCGCCGAGGGCGCCGTCTACGACATGTGGGACGAGTCCCGCCACGTCGTGACCGCGCTGCCCGAGCAGCACCGGTATTGGGTCGGCATCGACTACGGCACCACCAACGCCACCAGCGCGATCCTGCTCGGCGAGGGCGTCGACAACCGCCTGTACGTGTGCGCCGAGTGGCGCCACGACTCCCGCGCCGTCCACCGGCAGATGACCGATGCGCAGTACTCCGCAGCGATACGGGCATGGCTCGCCGCATGGCAGCACCCGAACAGCAGCAGCCCGCCCGGCATCGCCCCCGAGTGGACGTTCGTCGACCCGTCCGCGGCGAGCTTTTCCACCCAGCTTTGGCACGACGGACACCCGGGCCTCGCCCGCGCCAACAACGAGGTACGCGACGGCATCCGATCCGTGGCCGCAGCCCTCGCCGCCGGCCGCCTACTCGTCCACGAATCGTGCACGGGCCTGCTCTCTGAACTCCCCGGATATTCCTGGGACCCGAAAGCGACCGAGCGCGGCGAGGACGCCCCGCTAAAGGTCGACGACCACTCGTGTGACGCGCTCCGGTACGCCGTCCATTCCACGGCGCACGAGTGGCGCCACCTACTCACCGCGCCGAAGGAGGCGACCGACGAATGAGCCTGCCCGAGAACGGCGCAGCATGGCCGCCCCCGCACATGGCCCACGCCTACCGCGAGATGCGCCTTGACGATGCTTGGTACGCCGGCGACTCCCGCCGCCTCGCCCGCCTGTACCGGCCCACCACGACCACGCCTCGCGCAAAGCCCGGTTTCTGGGGGCGCCACCGCGTCGAGGACCAGCTCAGCCCCGGACCGCAAGAGCGCCGCCTACACGTCCCGCTCCCCGGTGACATCGCCTCGACGTCCGCCGACCTGCTGTTTGCGGACATGCCGACGATCACCATCCCGGACGCCGCCACGGACAAGGCGACCGCCGACAGGCTCGCGACCCTGCTCGACGCGACGCGGATGCATCACATCCTGTTGTCGGCCGCCGAGCAGGCCGCCGCCCTCTCAGGGATCTACCTCGCGATCACCTGGGACAAGTCCGTATCCCCGGACCGGCCGATCATCTACGCCATCCAGCCCGACAACGCCATCCCCGAGTTCCGGTTCGGCATGCTCCGCGCCGTCAACTTCTGGGAGCAGCTCGACAGCGACGACCACACCGTGTGGCGCCGCATCGAACGGCACGAGCCGGGACACATCATCCACGCCCTGTACGAGGGCACCACGGACAACATCGGCCACGCCGTGCCGCTCACCGAGCACCCGGCAACCCGCGATCTAGTCGGCAGTCTCAGCGCCGACGGAGTCAGCATCGAGACGGGCATCCCCGCACTCACCGCCGTCTACGTGCCGAACATGCTGCCCAACCGGCTGCACCGCAACTCACCGATGGGCCGCAGCGACTACGCCGCGCCCCTTCACGGCCTGTTCGACGCCCTCGACGAGACATGGACGTCATGGATGCGAGACGTACGCCTCGCCCGCGGCCGGCTGATCGTCCCGGACGCCTACCTTCAGAACCTCGGCCCCGGCAAGGGCGCCATGTTCGACGAGGACCGCGACATCTGGGCAGGACTGAAGATCCCGCCGACCGAGCAGGGCGCAGGAATCACCCTCGCCCAGTTCGACATCCGCGTCGACGAGCACCAGCGGACGGCCGAGGCGATCACCCGCGAGGCCGCCCAGTCCGCCGGATACTCCGCGCAGACATTCGGCCTCGACGGGGGCGGACAGCCCATCACGGCCACCGAATCCGACTCCCGCGACCAACGATCCATGGTCACCCGGAAGAAGAAAGCCGGATATTGGCGGGGCGCCCTCGCCGACTTCCTACACGCCCTGTTGCTCCTCGACGCAAAGCAGTTCGGGAGCCGGATCACACCGGCCCGCCCGACCGTCGAGTTCGGCGACGGTGTGGCCGAGTCGGAGCAGCAGACCGCAACGACCCTCGACCTACTCAACCGCGCCGGCGCTGTATCCGCGGCGACCAAGGTCAAGATCCTGCACCCCGAGTGGGACGACACGGCCGTACAAGCCGAGGTTGCGGCGATCCTCGCGGAGACCGGAGCCGCCGCACCCGACCCCGTAGGGAGTTTTCCCCTCAGTTGAGCGTGTCTTCCCAATGCTTTGCCTCGGGGTCCCACCGATAGATCATCAGCCCGGCGTCAGTGTCGCCCACCATGTGCCAACCGTCGTCGTACATGAGCATGGGATCGGCCGAACTGGGCGGATCTGCCGTGAGGACATCGGGGAGTTGGGCAAGGGCTTCGGCCGGCATATTGATTGACATCTGAACTCGTCGCCCGCCGTTTGCCAACAGGTAGAAGTGACCGGGCGCCGGTCGCGGCGACTGCGGCGCGGCCTCCACCTGCCGGCGGAGGAATCGACGTACCGCCCGCCGCGTACGGCCATCCAGCGTGCCCGCCAGTTGGTTACCGAAGTGGGTTGCGACCGCAGCCAAGAAGGGAGCCGCAGCCAAGGCAAAGCCTGTCTCCGCTCTGTCGCCCATAACGTCCCCCCTTCATCAGATCGAGCATGACAGCACAACGCAGCAGACAGCACGCGAACGGGGGGAACCGATGCCCATTCACCCTGGGATGGTCGAAGACCTCGCCGCCCACACGCGCGACCTGTACGCAGACGCCGAGGCCCGCCTGTTGGGCATCATCGCCCGACAGTTGGCCGACGGCCTCGACGCCCCAGGGTGGGTCGAGCGGAAACTCGCCGCCGTGCAGCGGGTACGCCGCGCATCCGGGGCCGTCGTCGACGAGCTCGGCAAGGCCACGTCGTTGGAAGTGTTCGACGCCGTGGCCGAGGCGTACAACACCGGGCACCGTGCCGCCGTCGCCGAGCTCGGCGTCCTCGACCCCCACGGAGTGCGCCACCTCGACGAGGTGTTGCCGAACGCGCAGGCAGTCGACCGCCTCGCCGCCGAAACCGTCGACCTACTCACCGAGCGGCACCGCAGCATTCTGCGCGCCGTCGACGACGGATACCGCGCCATCGTCGCCGAGGTGACCGCCACGCCCCTACTCGGCACCGGCACCCGCCGCCAGGCCACCCAAGACGCCATGACGCGTTTCGCGGACCGCGGCATCAGCAGTTTCACGGACCGCGCCGGCCGCCGTTGGCAGCTCACCTCTTACGCGGAAATGGCCGTCCGTACGTCCGTGGGGCGTGCGGCGACCGAGGCGCACATGCGCACCCTCGGAGACGCGGGCGTAGACCTGGTGATCGTGTCCAACGCCCCGCGCGAGTGCCCGCTCTGCCGCCCGTGGGAAGGGAAGATCCTCTCGATTGGCGGGGGCGGGGCGCGCACGGTCGAGGTCGAGCACGCCATCGACGACGGCCGCATGATCCGCGTGGACGTCGCCGGAAGCCTCGACGAGGCCCGCCACTCAGGGTTGCAACACCCCAACTGCCGTCACTCCGTGTCCGCATACACGCCCGGTATCACTCGCGCCGACCAGGCCGAGCCGGACCCGGAAGGGTACGAGGCAGGACAGCGGCAACGCGCCATCGAGCGGAACATCCGCAAGCACAAGAACCGCGCCGCCGCAGCCGTCACCCCCGAAGCCAAGCAGGCCGCGAACGCCAAGGTGCGCCAGTGGCAAGGCGCCATGCGCGACCACCTGAACGCGCACCCCGACTTGCGCCGCAACCCCAAGCGCGAGCAGCCCGGAGCATCGAACCTTCCCGCACCGTCCCGCACGATCCCCGACGAGGCGCAGCAGGCCGCACGCATCCGTTCCGGCGACCACCTCACCCCGAGCGAGATGACCGACGACCAGCTCAGCGCCGCGATGCGGCACGGCGAGTTGACCGAACGCGACCGCGCCCGCATCGAGACCGAGGCGGACCGCCGCGACCGACAGGCCCTGTTGGACCGCGCCGCCCCGGGCGGACGGCTCACAGACGACCTGCTCGGCCTGTCGGACGACGAGCTCGGCCGCGTGTTCGGCGACCTCGACGACCGCGACGCACTGCGCGTCATGTCCGAGCTGGACCGCCGCGACCGCGCCGGACAGCTCCCCGGCGTACGCCGCGACCTTGTGGGCCTCTCGGACGACGAGCTCGCCAGCCGCTACCGCAACGCACCCAACGACCATGCAGGACTCGCCGAGGAGGCCGCACGCCGCGACCTGCTCGCCGAGCACTTCCCCGGCGGTGAGCTCGCCGCCGACCTCACCCAGACGTCAGACGACGCGCTCGGGTGGTGCATGCAGTACGCCGACAGCGGCGAAATCCTCCGCATCGCCGACGAGATGGACCGCCGCGACGCCGTGGCCATGCCCGCGCCCGCGGCGACCGGTGACGCCGTCCTCGACCTGCTCGCCGACCGGAACGCCCTCGCCGACGCCATGGACCCCGCACCCGATCCGGACGGGTGGGGCGCCCTCGCCGACGATGCCGCATTCGCCACCCAGTTGGCCGAGGCGGTCGCCCGCCAGTCCGCCCGCGATGCCGCCATGGCCGAGGGCGCAGCGCCCGTGATCACCCGCGCCGCCGCCCGCGCCATGTACGACGAATACGTGTACCGGCAGTACCTCCAGGCCGAGGACGACCTACGGGGCGTGCTGCTCAACAAGAGGGCCGAGGTCGCGGGCAGGGCGCCTATCACCCTGTTCAGCGGTCCCGCGCGTATCGCCCATGCGCACGCGTCGGACGAGTTGAAGGAGTGGTGGGCCGAACACGGCCGGTTGACTCAGGCCGAGTTCATCGAGAAAGCCACCGGCCAAGAGCAGCGTTGGGCATCCGGGGCCCGCAAGAATGAATCGGACCACCAGAACCGACGCTGAGACACGGGGGCAACGACATGGGTACACGGCAGGACATCGCGCAAGCGATCCAGCAAGGGCAGGAAGCCGGCAGGACCGGCGAGCCGCCCACCGTGTGCCCGTACGGCGCCGCCGACATCCTGCGCACCGCGTGGATACGCGGGTACGCGCAGACCGCGCCGTCCCCGACACAGGGCGACGACGCGTAGCACCCGTTCCACCACACACCGAAGGGCCCGCCAGGTGCGGGCCCTTTTCCGTGTGCCCGTTTCCGGCCCGCCAGGTGCGGACCGGCCGAGTCTCCCCAGGAGGGCGACACCATGAGCGACACCGCTACCCCCGCCGCCGGAACCGGCACGGAAGGCGTCCCCGCCGGCGCCCCCGCCACGCCGGCCGCACCGGCGACCCCCGCCGCACCGGCCCCGCCCGCAACCCCCGCAGCCCCCGCCGCCCCCGCGACGCCGGCCGCGCCGCAGGGCGAGGACACCGCCGCACAGATCGCGCGACTTACCTCCGAGCTCGCCGCCGCGCGCGCCGAGGCCGGTAAGA